ACCTCACCGCAACGGTCGGGTCTTTCGCAAACCCCCAGTCTATCCCATGGAAGAATTCAACATCATCGGGCGTCTTAAAATCGTCTACGATATAACGACCCTTGAACACGCAAGCGTCGCTAAACGCCCTCGGTTGCCCCTCCCATATCCACAAATATTTCTCATAATCGTTCGCTTTGTCGTGCTCTAAATCAGACCTTAACACCTCTGGGAAGAACTTATTATCGGCATAAGTCTGGAACAGTACAAAGGTGTCAGCTCTCGGGCTCTCGACCAACATTTTATAAATCGGGTCGTCTACCGAGTCGGTGTTGAAGTCAATATAGAACTTACTCCCCTCTGTCCTAACGGTCGGTATAAGCTTATCTAGGCTATCCTGTGGCACCTTGTCGGCTTCCGCTATCCAGCACCGAGTAATTCCCTCCATGCTCTTGATGGAATCCACATTGTGGCGTAGCCCCTTAAAGATAAACTCACTTCCATTCACGCTTTCGATAGAGGTTTTCTGTATGCTAAAATATTTGTCCAGCCCCAAGAGTGCTATTTGCGACACGATAACTTCATAAACCGACTCGCTTATTGAGTTTTGAAACTCCCTAGTGCAGAGTATACGGTGCTTCTCGGTAAGGCTCTCGGCTAACAATCCTCTAGCGATGTTCCAAGTCGCTCCCCTCCCCCGCCCACCGTAGCTTACGTTGAAGCGGTAGTGGTCACGAAAGAAAGGCTTGTACTGCTCGAAGATTGTTATTTCTGCCACTTGACTTTGATAGGCTCCTCGCCACCCTGAACGGTCATCTCGGTTTCTTGCTTGTCTTTCTGACCAAGATATTGCTTGCCTAGCCATATTAACATCGTCGGGTTGCCTTCTTCAACTGCGGTTAAATACTGCCTGCGTCTAAGGCTAGCTTTGCCTTTCGATTGCTTTTCTCGGATATAGTCCGAAAAACTCACTTTGAACTGTTCTTTTATTCGTGCGTTGAGTGTGTCATAGTCGACACCGAGAATGTCTGCGACCTCCTCACCTGTGCACATAATCCCGAGAAGGTTGTCTACCATGTCAAAGTCTATTTCTTTTTTAGGGCGACCGCCTTTGTTCTTTTCCATAGGCTTAGTTTAACACATCTTGTAGATATGTCAATCACACTCCCTTTATCGGTATTTTTATAATCCGTATTTTAAGATGCTAGTTTTAAGCTTCTCGATGTCTTCAATCCCTCTCCGTTTCAAATTGCCTTGAAAATCAACTATCTGGGCGATGTCTAAAACTCCAGCCCCTTTGCACGCCACTTTGATTTCTTTCATAAAAACTCCTTACTAACAGTATACTATAACACCACATATAAATAAAGATGGTCGCTCCCGAAAGAACGACCCAATTAAGGAGGTTATGCACCCTAGCACGCCAACGCTTGAAGCATCAACCACAGCACCACAAAGGTCGCCATACACCCTGCGACAATCACGACCCCTGCGAGAATTACCGAGACGACCGTTTGCAAGATTGCGAGGAGCTTTCTCATTCTTTTAACATCTCCCATTCTCTGTCCTTGTTTAGCTTCATTCTGCGTGCCTCGGTCACATCGCCCATTCGCTTGACCTGCAGGCAGAATATCCCCGTACGCTTTATCTGTATCAACGTCACCTCCCATTCTATATCAGCACCCATAGAATTCCTAAGCTCATCGCCATTATGAAATAATAAATCACCTTGACCGCCCAATAGCCGACAAAGCCAAAGACCGCCACCAATAACATAGTTTTTACGACCTTCATTTCACCCCCAACTATTGGGCTTTTCCCAAGAGTTCAATAACTTCTCAACATCTCCGACGCTTCGAACAACCTCGTAACGGTGTCCTAAACTTTCGACTACCATTTGAAACCTCTTTTGGCTTTCCGACTGCCGACCTTTTTCGGTCTTGACTTCCATAAAGACGACCTTCTCTCGCAATACCAATACAAGGTCGCTAGCTCCTGCACGCAGTCCCATCGCTTTGAAGTGTGCCATTCGGATCTTCGCCTGCTTTCCGCCCCCTGCCATCTCGTTGTTGACCGCAAAATAAAACACCCCCATTAAATCTAGGTATTCCACAATCGCTTTCTGTAGGTCGCTCTCTTTCATTTTAGCCCCAGCTCCGACAGCAAATGCGAGGGGTCCAGCTCCGCAATCTTGCAAACGGTGTCGAAATATCCGCTATCCCGAAAGAACCGCCGAGCACTTAGCCTGTCCTTCCCATCGCTAAATAAATAATCCTTCACCGCCTCGTTCACAATAGCCCTTGCGAGCCTGTAATACCCCCTCGCCACACCTTCGTCAGACAAACGACACCTCCCAATAGGGGACAAACAGCTTGCTCTCCCCTTCGTCAAAACTTACGAGGTGGAGGTAGCTAGGAGTTGCAACCTTCACCCTCCACACTCGCCCTTTGTATAGACACGACCGCCCCTCAAAATATGCTATATGCGTCAATGTCAAAATGGTACGTCATCCTCAAAGCTCTCTGGACCCTGCGGAGCCCTTTCAGCACCGCCCAACAACTGCAAGCTCCTTGCGGTTATTCCGACCTTGCTCCTCGTCTGTCCGTCTTTCTCCCACCGCTCTTGCCTTAGCTCGCCTGTGACCGCCACCTGTTTGCCTTTCGTGAGGTACTGCGACAGCTTCTCGCCATATTCGCCCCAAACGGTGATGTCGAAATAACTGACCGTTTCTTTGTCGTGGTTGTACGCCAAGCTAAAGCTCACCACCGCCTTGCCTGTCTGCGTGTACCTTTTCTCTGCGTCTTTCGTTAAATTGCCAATAATTGTGATTGTGTTTATCATCTTTTCTCCTTAATTAGCCCAAGTTTTTTTGCTTGGTCTTTCTTCCTTCGCCAGTTGTATTTCCCTCGCTCGCCGTAAAGCCCATCGGTTTCTTCGTACAGCTCCACAATGTTTGCAATACAGCTTTCAATTAGCTCTCGATGGTCTTTTAGCGGAGAGTCATAGGGTAGCGTGTAAAATCCCCAACGTTCTTTAGGTATTTGTATGCAAGAGCCAACCTCCCTAACCTCCTCCTCGGTCAGCTCACCATATCGCTTGTCGCCAACGTGCCTTTTTAGCACCTGATGTTCTGCGTACTCCTGCAAGGACATCTTGTAAACGCCATCGTGTTCTAGGTTCTCCCTCGCCCTGTCATCTCTTAGCTCTCTTATCTGCGGTCTAAGGTCTTCACCTACGCTATCAAAGAGTTCTAAGCCCTTCATTTTTCCTCCCACGCTTCCATCACAATGCTTTCCCAAGCATCTTCACAACTTGCTTTTGCTTCATCTATCGTATCTTTCTTTCCGCTTGCAATTACTTTCGTTCCCTGTTTGATAGACCAAGCATAGAACTCTGGAACCATTTCACGAACCAAAGCAGTCATATTAAATGGAAGTTCTTTAAAGTACCTTTCGCAACCGTTCCAGACGAATTTATTACCCCATTGAATCTTTCTTATCTTCATCATTGCTCCTGTTCCAAGCGTCTTATGCTCTTACAACCTTTGTTGTAACCTCAATTCTTTTTAGTTTTATCTCAGTGCCTTGAATCAATTTTATATCTTTCAAATTTACACCACGGTTTACAAGATTGCTTATAAATTCCATTGCAAGTTTTTCAGTTTCAAATGATTCAATTTCACTTGAATATATCTCAATGTCAAAATAATACACATACCACATAACTACTCCTTAATTCCGCATGGCTCATTTGTGTTGCGGTAGAAGCTGGAAAGCAAATCCTTTGCAGTAATGTAGCTCCCATCAAGGTTCACGCCTTGCGATGCTGTTGGCTTGCCTGTCACCAATTTCCTTCTTCCGCTCTTCTTGTTTGTCAAAATCTCTCCTACAAGGTCGTTAAGCTCAT